TTACTTTACCTCCAAAGGAAACTTGAACCGCGCCACGATCCGGCGACGCCACGCCGTGCTGAGCGGACTTTCTGTGACCGCATGTCCGGAATAGGCGTGGATGAAACTGGCGTTTGCCCCTATGTCTGCCGCGATCCCAAGGTGTTTCGCGACGGCCCGATCACGCATACGAAACAACAAGACCTGTCCAGCCAGCTCTTCTTGAAGCGGGGATGGGATCAGCCACCGGCGCGCCGCCCGCCAAAGGCGTTCATCCCCCTGAGGTTCGGACCAATCCATGCTATAAGCCGGAACATGCTCGGGTTCGTGGCCGAGCAATTCGCTCCAGATACCGCGGATCAGCCCCAAACAATCGCAGCCCGCCCCTATACAGGCCGCCTGATGAACATAAGGTGTGCCAATCCAGCGCCGCGCCAGCGTCACGACCTCGTTCATTCTCTCAAGCTCCCGCCATCGTTAATGGCACTGCTTGACGGATAGGTGGTGAACCAGTCATCACCGGGAATGTCCGGAAATCCGCGAAACCCGACCGCGTTGTTGAACTTGAGGCGGCTGGTTTCGAAACGATGATCGGACCCCGCATCCAGCCGAACCCGCACACCGGACCCAATCGGGGCTCGGATCGGCTCCCACAACTCGATGATGCGACGTGCCCCATCGAACACGTCCCGTTTTATGGCTCCGGCCAATCCAATCGCCTCCCCCGACAAAACCGTCAGGCGACCGCGCTGAAACCAACCGGCATCGTATTCTGTCATGTTCTCCCATTTGAACTCGCGGTTGTCCTCGATCACCTCGATGTCTCGAATGTCGAAATAACCCGCAGCGTCGCTTAGCCCCTGACAGCAACTGCTATTATCGTCTGCGGAACAAGTTTTCTGGAAAACACGCCCCAGAGGTTGATTGAGAACCTCTGTCAGACCGCGCAATTCGGCATGGAAGGCCCCGCCGGAACGGCGCAACTCGCCAATGGATCCGCGAAACAAAATACTGCGCTGGGCCACATCCGCCCAGTTAACAAGCCAGCAGATCACCTCGGCCCCGTCAAAACGTCCGGCCTCGATATCGCTCTCGGTCAGACTTGCATCACTCAAAGCCCCAAGCGCCTCGGTGTTGTCGACCGACAGCCCCGTTGTCTGCTCCAGTGAAGCGGCCGTGACACCGGTGTCGGCGCGAAACGTGATATCGTCAAATACCAGATCACAATCATGATCGGTAAATCCAAACGCCTGACCATCCGTGCGACGAATGCCCCAGCACCGCGCCACGGTTGTCAGACCCGTTTTGAGATGTTGCAAAAGATCATCATGAAACGTCATCACACGCGGACCTCCACAACTGGGACGTTGGGCACATCGCCAGCCTGAAAACTGGCGACACTGGTCTGGATCATGTCGGTGTCAAATCGCACCGGCACATCGAACTCAAACCCGGCTGTAATTTCGAGATCCCGTGTCGGCGGCTCTTCAAACGTCAAAAGACCCGTGCTCGTATCCACGACAAAATGTTCCGCTTCTTGCAGCACATCCCCCGCAACACCCACGCGCACGGTTCCTTCAACAGGTTTGAAAACCGGTCTTTGATAGGTTTGCGCGCCGGACTTATAGGTTTTGAGCAGTTGGAATTCGGTTTGAACCCCGTCTGCAACGGCAATCACCTGATCCCGGTAATCCACGTCTCCGCTGGCTTTGCTCGACTTGAAATCCGACCAGTCCTTCCACCGAAAGGCAAACAACTGACCGCGGCGGGCTTCGAAAAAGGCGATCAGCGTTTCGATGTCATCCAGCGACCGAACCCCGATCCCTGCATCATAGCGCCGACGCGAATGTGCCCATGGTGTGTTTCGTTCCTCAAAACCGTTGGCCAGCGTCACAACATCCGTGCGCCGCTCTGGTCCCCCGATGGACCCAAAACTCAGATTTGCCGGAAACCGGACCTCATGAAATCCCATCTGCCTTATCCCCTCTTACCGATTGCGTTGACCGCGCCCAAGAACACGCCCCATCTGTGCCGCCATTTGTCCCTGGCTGCGTCGAAAACTGTCTGCATCAGGGGTTTGGATATTCATCACCACATTGACCGGCGCCGCGCCGCCTGCGGCCCGCACACCCAACTTGCCATCTGCGCCCCGTGTCAGAGGCATGATCGCTTCTGGCCCAGCTTCCCCCATAAGACCCATGCCGCCGCGCATCGGAAAACTCACAGGTCCCGACACAACGCCGCCATTGGCAAAGGGCATCACCCGCCCTTGCGAAAAGCTGCCGCCGTTTTGAAATGGCAGAATGCCCTGCATCAACGTCCCGATGCCGCTGGCAATGGTGCCGCTAATTTGATCGGTGACCGGCTTCATCGCTGCGTTATAGGCGGTGTTCATCATCGACCGCGCCATGTCACTCAGCGCATCCGACAACTTGGCACCGTCGAAAACCACATCATCAAACGCCCGACGAAGCCCTTTGCTCAGACCGCGCTCCAGTGTTTTCACATCCTTGCCCGTGTCTGACAAAGCCTGCCGCATGCTGCGCAATTCCGTATCGAAACTGGCGGCAACGGTTGCCGTTTGACCAAGAGATATCTCAAGCGCATCAACCTGCGCCTCGAAATCCGCTAAAACGTCAGTGTCGCTCATCTTCGGATCCTTTTTGTTTATCGGGATAGGCTTCAAGCAGAGCCTCGAGCCCGGTCCGGTTCAGCGTTCGGGACACACCGCTTTCACCCAGCATGATCCGTAGCTCAAATGGGGTCAGCGCCCAGAACTCTTCCGGTTTCAGTCGCAGCCCCTGAAGCCCGACACGCAAAAGTTCTGGCCAGTTGAACATCGTCACACGGCCCCCTCCGGCGTTGCAAACGCCCGAGCGAGCAGTTGCGCCGAAACTTTGGCGGCGTGGATAGGACCGCCGGCGATCTCTGCGGCCAGCAAGGTGGACGCATCCCCCTGCCAGCCGCCCCCGCGAAGACCCGCCACAATCAACGCAAGCACATCTCGCGTTGAAAAGGCGCCGCCCTCGAACCGCTCAACCAGATCGACAAGAGATCTGCTTCCCAGATCGCCCTCAAGTTCCGCCAAAGCCCCAAGCGTGAGTTTCAGCACGTGACGCTGCCCATCAATCACAAGCGCCACTTCGCCAGCAAAAGGGTTCGCCATCGTCACAGCGCCACAAATGTCAGCGCCCCGGCAGAGGCCAATGACAGCTCATACGTTGCCTCGCCGTTATGGCTTCCGGCATATTCGATCGACGTCACCTGAAACGGACCTTCGATTGTGCCAAAATCGGGAATGATCACCTGAAAGTCTGGCATCTCGCCGTCAAAAAAGATCTGACGAGTGCGCTCATCGGTGTTTTCATCCTTGAAAATACCCGATCCGGAAATTGCGGCGGCTTTGACACCTGCCCCTGCCAGCAGTTCGCGCCAACCTCCCTGGCTCTCCAGACTGGTGACATCCACGCTTTCCGCGTTAAAGCTGATCCGCGTTGCACGCAGTCCTGCCACGGTTTCAAATTGACCGTCGCCGGTCAGGTCCACTTTGATCAAAAGATCCTTGCCGTTTTGGGCACCCATAGCTTCTTCTCCGATTGATTAATTGTCTTCCACACGCGCGCGGAATTTGAGATCGATACGACGTGTGTTGGCGCTGCCTTCCCGACGTGCCGTGGCACGATCAAATTTCAGAAAGACAAGACGACCTCGGCTCAACGACAAATCCGCCTCTTGCAAAATGTCACTGATGCGTCCCGCGATTGATTTCGCCCCGGCGAAACCTACCTCTGAGGACAGCACCGAAAACGTGAGCAGATGTTCTGCACCGCTTTGGGACATGTCCGACCGGTCGCGCACGGTCTCGGCCCCTAACATCACATATGTTGCGGGTACGTCCCCTTGCGGAACAGCGTCGTAAATCGCTCCGTTCAAAGATGCGGAAAGCTCTACATCCGATTGTAAATGCTGAAAGATTGCCGATTGAAGGGCTTCAGAAAGTGCATAGCTCATTGTACGACCTCTTCGGTTGCAAAACAGGTCAGGTATCGTCCCTTGGGATCACGGTCCGACACGGCATTGATGACAAACGCGCGGTGTCCTTCGCGAAACCGCATCCCTGCGACGGGGCGCGACGGCGCACCAACGGGGGCGGCGCGCACAATGACCCGATATCCCGTCGACGACAGCGACAGCTCGCCACCATCCCGCGTGCGTCCCGTTCGGGCGCGCATATCAGCCCACAGTGTGCCCAACGTGATCCAGGTTTCCTCGAACCCGCCAGCCCCGTCAGACACACGTTGCGCGCCCTCCAGTTCCAACTTTCGCGACAGATGCACATCCTTCATCTGCCTGCCCCCAATCGCACCGGACGATACCGCGCAATCAAAGAGGTCACACCAAAGGGCATGCATCCTCCGCTCAACGCTGTTTCATCGCGGTATTCGTAATAATGCGCCGCCAACAACAGCACCGCCTGCTGCAAATCTGCCGGAAGGTCGGACCACTCGGGACCATAGCCCGCCAGAAACCCGACCACGACACGACCGTCATTCGGAATTGTGGGCAAGGCGTTTCCAACCGGGCGCAGTTCGGGCGATTGCAGGTCCGGAAACAGGCGATACGCACTTGACGCGACAACGACCTGCTCTCCAAGACGATCCTCAAGAGAGACCGATTCAATCGCATTCACCGGCGCCGTGGGCAAAGGCTGCGCACAAGAATTGCGCCATGCCACAAGCGTCCAGGAAAAGGACCGTTCCAACAACACCTTACCTGTGCGGGCCTCGATGGCGGCCATCGCCGCCCGCAAAAAGCTTTCAAGAACACTGTCCTGAAGGCTTTCATCTGAAAACCCGCTGCCTAACCGCAAATGGGCCTTGAATTCTTCAACCGGAAGGGCCGCCGACGGCACCGAGGTTTCTTCGACTAACATCATGGAATTACTCCGAATATTTCGGCTGCTCCGAAGGGTTGGACGCGTGTCCCATACGTCGCTCGAACGGAGGGGATTGCCAGACAACGCAAAAGCGAACACGCGCCCGTCAATCAGGGCGACACAGGCCGCCCTGACCTTTCCCGGCCACTTAAACGACCGAGAACTTCAAAACTTTGATGGCTGCAAAATCGCTGACATCGCCCCCGATGCGCTTGGTCGCATAAAACAGAACATGCGGTTTGGCCGAGAACGGATCGCGCAACACGCGCAGATCGGGGCGTTCGGCAACGGTATACCCCGAAGCAAAATCACCAAAGGCAATGGCATTGGCGCCGGACGCAATGTCGGGCATGTCTTCGGCAATCAGCACCGGATACCCCAGAAGACGTGCCGGTTCACCAGCCGCCAGCCCGTCAGACCACAGGAAACGCCCGTCATTGTCCTTGAGCTTGCGCACGGCGCCTGCCGTCTTGGAATTCATGACAAAGCTTGCATTGGCGCGGTATTCGGCACCAAGCGCATAAACCAGATCAATCAATGCATCGCCGCCGGCAAACGCCCCGTCTACGCCGGTTGCCACATATCCGATCTGCCCCCAGGACCACGATGCATCCGCAACATCCGGATGGGTCAGAAATCCGGTAGGTTTATCAATGCCGTCCCCCGTCACAAAGGCCGCGGCTTCGGCGCGTGCGAACTTGTCGGCAATGCGCCCTGCCAACCAGCCTTCAATGTCGAACGCACTGTCATCCAACAGACGCTGCGACGCCTTGGGCAGCGCCGAAAGCTCATGCAGCGGAATTGTGATCCGTTCGATGGTCGGCGTTCCGGTTTCCGAACTGGCGCTGGTTTCATCTGCCCAGCCTGCGCCAACGTCGGTTGAGTCAATCAGCACATCGTATGACGTCGCCTCTACGTTCACCACATTGGCAATGGCGCGGATTGATGCCGTAGTGTTCAACACCGACTTCACCGTGTCGCTGGTCTGCGGATCCACAAGGTATCCACCGTCGCTATTGACTGCCGTCGACATCGACTTGGCATCAAATTCAAGACCTCGCAGGCCATCATCTTCGCCCGAGCGCAGATAGGCATTAAACGCCTTCTTGTGGGGGGCTTCGAAATCCGTTTCCACAGCCAGTGCGGGACGTGCAAAAGTTTGCGATTTACGATCAAGCATGGTCAGTCGTTCTTCCTGTTTGTGAAGTCGTTGGTGAATGTCATCTTTGAAGTCTTTGAAGTCGCTCATGAAACCCGTCACAGCAGACTTCACCTCGGAAACCGGAGACACACCTTCTCCGGTCCGAGACTTGGTCTCGGTCTTACCCATCGGTTCTTCCTCGATTTGGTTAATGCAAACGCCTCAGGGGCGTTTCATCTCCTGACGGGCGCCCTCAAAGGCCGCCGCCAATTCGCGCAACACATCCACCGCAAGGGTTTCTCCCTTGGCGGACACCCGCGCACTGGGCAACATCGGAAACGTCACCAGTGACACTTCCCAAAGCTCCAGTTCCTGCAAGAGCCTACAGCCCTTTTCATCTTTGCTCGCGCGCAGGGTGCGGTATCCAATCGACAATCCGTCAATCGCACCTGCACCCACCAGGGCAGCAGCCTCGCGCCCTTTCTCGATCTCGGTCAAAAGCCGTCCCTTGACCCAAAGACCGTGCTGATCTTCGCGCACCTCGTCCCAAACCCCGATGGGCTGTGCCGGATCATGCTGCCACAGCATCTTAACAGCGCGCCCCGACGCAATCAGGCGCTGCAACGAGGCCGCATAAGCCCCCTTCTGAACGATATCGCCGCCTTGATCCTTGGCATCAAACAGGCTCGCATATCCTTCGATGACATGGCCGTCCTGCACCTGCAGCTCGTCCCCGAACTGCGCGAACTTGTGTTCAAGATTGCTTTTCTCTGTCATCTCTCACCCTTTCCATCATCCTGCCCGCTAGGGGGTCGCCGTCAGCAGCGATTGAAACGCCTGCGCGAGGATCACGCCCACCACGCCATACACCGTCAACCAAAGCCGCTTCTCCAGCCGCTCAATCAGCTCTTCAATCTTGTCCAGACGCCGGTTCAGCCCGTCGAACTGTAATTTCGCGACCCGTTCATGTGCTTCCAATCGCAAGGCGGGTGCACAATCAAAGGCTTCGAACCCGTATTTTTGCTCAGCCATCCGATGTCCCATCCGCCTCGGCCGGCAGCCCCAAAAGACGGCGCTTTTCCGCTTTGCTCAGGAAATCCGCGCCCTGAACCCGCGACCACTGGGCATCGCGTTCCGCAGCAAGCGCCGGAACCTGATCCAGATCGGGTTTCAAAACCAGTGTTTCCCCCGTGAACCGCGACAGCCACGTGCCCACCGTTGCCGCAACGCGCGTCGCAAGGGGCAATACCGTCAGCCGATAAAAGGCCCGATTGGCTTCCTGATAATTGGCATAGGTCGCATCCCCCTGGATACCCAACAACATCGGCGGCACCCCAAAGGCCAAAGCGATCTCGCGCGCGGCAGATTCCTTTGTTTTCTGGAACTCCATGTCAGACGGAGAGAACCCCATCGGTTTCCAGTCGAGTCCCCCTTCCAGCAACATCGGCCGCCCGGCGTTGCGCGCCCCCTGATGGTGGCTTTCCATTTCAGACACCAACCGGTCATACTGATCCGTGCTCAGGCTGCCTGACCCATCCATTCCTTTGTAAACAATCGCCCCAGACGGGCGGGCCGCGTTGTCCAGCAGCGCCTTCGACCACCGCGATGCCGCATTATGAACGTCCACCGCCATGGCCGCCGCCTGCAACGGGGAAAACCCGTAGTGGTCATCCTGAGGGTGGAAATTGCGCACGTGGCAAATCGTGTTGCTTTGCGTGGCATCAAACCGGTGCGCCCTGGCCCCGACCTTGTATTCATAGGCCACAGGCCAACCATCCGTGCCCGGAACAACATTCATCCGGTCCGATCGCAACACGTGCAACTCAAGCGGCACGGCGTCGTCGTCCCCCACGGCCTCGAGATATCCGTCACCTGACAACAACAGCTGTCCGAACAGGGTTTCAAACAGTTCGGCCCGCCCCTGCGCCAGATTGGGCGACGTCAACAGCCCCAGCAACGGATGCTCTTCAAACCGCGTCTGACCATCCTGCAAAACCAAAGGCAAAGCCGCCGCACTTTCCGCGATCAATTTCACCGACCGGTACCCCACCGGATTACCGCTGAACCCTGTGCGGGTCAGAGACACCGTATCACGCGGGCTCCAGGCCACGCGACCGGCACTGTGATAGGCGACCACTGGTCCGGTTGCGCTGGCTTTGTGTTCCGGAGCCTCAGTTGTCTGCCTGCGTAGAAAGTCGAATACCATATGTGTCGCTCCTGCTTTTGCCCTGTCCGTTGCGGGCTCTAACGCCTTGGACAAGATCAGTTTTCCCACAACTTTGTTAATTTGGTCCGTGACCACCGTACGGTGCAGATTTCAAAGGCTGCGCATTTTCGGACGGCGCCATTTGGCCGACGGTTCGATAATCAGCTCATGCAAGGCCCAGACCAACGCATCGACACGGTCAGGGCTGTTTTTGCCCCAATAACCGTCCATCGCCATCTGGCTCATCTGATCCTCAAGCGTGTCAAAGGCACCCACATGGTGCACTTTTCCCTGCTCATAGAGGGCCGCCACAGGTTCGGCGCGCGCGACCTTGCCGCGGGACGCCCTTACAGCCTTGTAGGGGACCAACGGGTCCACCTGCCGGATCACTTCGGCGACAAGGTCACCACCCTGATTGACCTCCGCCACAAGCTTGTCCGCGCCCCAGGTTTCCATGGCTGCTATCGCAACACGCGCCCAATTTGCAGGGCTCGCCGCGCGTAACGACACATCATCCAGAACATAGGCCCGCCAATCCTGCACCGGCCCGTTCATCACCACACCCGCAACAATGATGCCGCAATCATCGGATCCTGCATGCCCTGTGACGGGCGGGTCGACTGCAACCACAATCCGATCCATGTCAGGGGCTTTCTTGACGCGGGACTTCTCCAGCCCAGCCAGTGTCCACAATGCGCCTTCAACCTCATCCAGCAGGACGCCATCCAACTCTTGCCGGCCCAACCGCGTGCCCGCATATCGCGCCCGCACTTCCTCAAGGAAACTATCGGCCAGAAAGGCTTTGTTCACCTCTGTTGCGGCATGTGTGACAACCGTTGACTCCTGCTCCAACAGGTCCTTCAGAACGCCGACATTGCGCGGTGTGGTTGTCACACAGACCTGTGGATGCGATCCCAACCGCAGCCCGAATTGCAACATATCCCAGGTCTCTTGCGCCTTCTTCCATTTGGCCAGCTCATCAACCCACGCGGCATCAAACTGTGGTCCACGCAGGCTCTCGGGTTCATGTGCCGAAAACACCTGCGCAATGGCCCCGTTGGGCCAAACAAGCCGTTTGCGCGTGGCTTCCCAAACCGGCGTACGGTCCGGCGGCGAACAGGCCAAAATGCCGCTATCGCCAAAGACCATGACTTCGCGCACTTGCTCAATGGTTTCCCCGATCAACGCAACCCGTCTGGCGCGCCCGTGATCCATGGGGCCTGCACCTTCAACCATACTGCGCACCCATTCCGCACCAGCCCGTGTTTTCCCGGCACCCCGCCCGCCAAGAATGACCCAGGACTTCCAATGCCCCTCTGGCGGCAACTGATGATCAAAGGCCCAGAATTCGAACAAATACGGGAGAGCCAGAAGCTCTCCCTCATTGAGTTCATTCAGAAACCCGTCCCTCACTGCTTGCGGCGCGCAAGCTAGCCAGACGGCGCCCGATCGAAGTTCGGGCTTCGTCGAGGTCAAGTTTGTAGGTGTGGACGATCCCGTCCATTTCCTTTCGACGTTTTTCAAAAATCTTCTCCGTATCAATGGCCGAACGCAGGGTATGCCGCAATTCGGTCAGCGCCTTGCCCAGCTCTCCCGGTGCCAGGGTGTCTTCCTGTTTCATGCGCATTCTGGCGCCATCCAGAATAAATCTCAGGTCAGACAGCAGATGACGCAGTTGCTCGATCTCTCCATCCAGCGGCGCCTCGCCTGTTGGCGGTTTGAATGTGTCCAT